CTAGACATGGATTCGCGGGTTGTAGGCAGTGTTGTCCGGCCGGCTTTCAGCGCCACCGGAAGAACCAGTGGCGGTAGTCGCCAGCCCGTTGTACGGCTCGGACGAGCGCCACACAGCTCCGTTGTTCAGCGACACCAGATTAGGGACGGAATGAGTATGCGCCTTGTTCTGGTTCGATTGCCGAGAGCCCATTACCCTTGCATTTGCAGTGTCAGCGTCAGTTCCGGTGTAACGGCGGAACATGTTGCGCAGATCGGGAGCCCGGAAGTTGTTGGCGTCCACGTTCACAAAGTAGTGCGCGCCGACGTTGGCGGTCCACACGGCCTGCGTGACGACAAGGCCGTTTTCCTGGGCGTAGCCCCACAGGCGCGCGTACGCCGTCTTGCTGAGCAGCCCGCCGACCGCATCGACTTCGCTGGGTAGGGGCGTGACGGTATGGCCATCCAACGGCCGGCCGCATAGCGGCGACCGGTAGCCGGTGAAATACTCCGTCTCAGTCCAGAGCCACACCTCGCCGCACTCGATAACAATGATGGGGCCTCTGTCGGTCGTGGGCAGCGCGTTGATGGAGTACATGCGCGAGTAGTTCGCCAGCACCAGCAGGCTGTCATCGACGTATTTGCGCGTCGCCAGGACCACGGCCGGATCGATCTTGAGCACGAAAGCGTTCGTGCTCGCCACCATGATGACCATCCGTATAACCTGGGTTCGGCCGGAACCCTCTTCGAGCTGGGGTTTGTAGGTGGGCGGGCAGTTTGCCACGGCGACCAGGTCGCCGTCCTGGTCCCACAATCCCCATTCCCGGATCCATTTGCCGCCCACGTTCTCGGGCAGGACCTGCTCGGCGATCAGATAGTTGGCGTTGTTGGGATCGACGTAAAGCTGATTGATCGGGGCGCGCCGCCATTCGCCGATAAGCTGCGTCTGATTGGGATCGGGCACGGGCGTGTCGCCGCCGCCGTCGCCAACGGACAGCTCGGCAATCTGCAACTGCTGGCCCAGGGCCATGGCGTTGGCCTGCTTGGCCTCGCCGACTTTCGTGAGGATGCCGTAAAAGGTAGCCATTAGGGATATACCGTAAGGGTGTCAATGGAGTGTTCGCGCACGCCGAAGGGAATTGCCATCGGCACGTCCACGCGTTCGGTTTGATAGGGATAAACGGTCAGCTCGTCGCCGTCATAGGCCGCCACGGCGATATTCATCGGGGCGCGCACTTCCAGACTGATGGCAAGGCCAGTCATGTGCTGGGACAAGCGCTTGGCGTCGTCGATGAGCCGCTCCAGCTCGACGTACATCGCGTCCGTGATGCCGGTGTCCAGTACCCCGATGGAAAGCTGGAACGTCCCGCGCGGGCCTTCTGGCTGCGTCTCCCACCATTCGATGACTTCCAGCAGGTAGCCCAAGGGCTCGACGACGCGGCGCAGGGCGCCCACGGTGCCCTTGTGCTTGTGCACGAAAAACGCGTTGGCAATCGCCTTGCGCTTCGCATCGTCCGTCCACGCATCGTTCCAGCGATCCACGGAGCGTTCCCACGCCAGCCAGGTCAGGATGCCGGCGGGGCACGTCGTGGCCCGGCGCAGCGCGCGGATGGGAAGAGGAATGTCCTCGATGTCGGCGTTGGCGAGGGCGAGGTTGCGCTCCAGCGGCGTGGAGTTCGGCGGCAGGAGGGTGCGCTTTTCAGTCATCGTCCGTCTCGTCGCCAATTTCGATTTCCACGCCCAGACAGGTGCCGGCCTGCGTACGATCCAGCACGATATCGGCGGCGGGCTCCTCCAGGTCCAGGTGGTCGACGCCTTCGACATGTAGCGATGCCGTGATGGCGCTGCGCCAGACTGACACGCCCTGGCGACGGGAGCGGTACACATAGGCCTCGCATGCCGCTCGAGCAGCGGCCAGGGCCACGTCGCGCCCTGGCCCGTCTCCCTTCATGTACAGCACGGCCCTGACGTTGTAGCTCGTGATCTGCGAGGACTGGACCGTCACGCGGTCGCCCATGGGGCGCACGTCTTCATCGCTTAACGCCGTGCGCACCGCGGCGAGTACTCCCTCGCTGGACGTCCCGTCGTCTTCGCGAGACAGGACGGACACCAGGATGTCGCAAGGTTCGGGGCTGATCGCACTTACGTCCGCAATCTGGCCCTGCGCCGACCGCGCGTGGAACTCGTACGCGCCGCGCGGCCCGGCTGTCGACAGGCCTTCCCAGGCGAGCTGCGCACGGTAGCGCAGGTCTTCGTCGTCTTCCATGACGGCGTCGACCGGCGGGATGGCGTTGGGCTGCGCTTCCTGGATGGTCAAGCGGGTAACGCCGTATTCGGCGGAGATGTGCTCCAGGTCTTTGCCCTTGGCGAAGGCGAGCAGGACGGCGCGGGCGGCTTCGTTGATCCGCTGGCGTAGCGTCACCTCCCGTTCGCTGTTTTCCTGCAGGAGGATGGCAAGCGGTTCGGATTCCAGGGCCAGGGCCTTGGTGACGGCGGCCTGGTCATCGGACGCGAAGAGCGCGATCAGCCGCGCCTTACGGGCTTCGAGGATTTCCTCATAGTTCAGCCTTTCGACGACATCGGGCGCCGGCAACAGGGACAGGTCGATGGGGCTGGATACGTCGGCCAATGTCAGGCTCCAAGGGAAGTTGTCGCTGCAAAAGGCGTCGCGGTGCCACCGTCGGCCACGGTTTCGCCTTCCACGGTGATATCGAAGCGGCCGGGCTCGTCCGCGCTCGCCTGGGCGCTCACGCGGCGCAGCGTGATGCGCGGCTCCCAGGACATGAGGGCCGTCGCGGCGGCGGCGTAGAGCTGCACCAGGGTGGAGGCGTTGCCGGGCGCGTCGACCAGGTCCGGACCGAGCGAACCGAAGGGGCGGCGACGCAGGCGCGTGCCGATGGACGTGGAGAGCACCTTGCCGATGGACTGCGACAGGTGGTCGCGGTCGACGATCTGCAGGCCGGTGCTGGCGTTCATGCCGAGGTAGGCCATTATTTCGGCCCGTCCGTGTCACTGCCGCCGCGATTCACGCCGCCGTGCTTGTGCGTATGCACGACGACACCGTTTGACGACAGGTTGCCGCTTTCGTGGGTGATATCGCCCTTAATGGACGTGTTGTTGCCCTTGCCGTTAGTGCCGCTCATGCCGGCGCTGTAGGTGAATAGCCCCTGCACCGTCACGGCGCCCGTAAAAACCGTCTGCGGGCAGTCCACGGTGGTCAGTTCCTGCGCTTGCAGCGTGGCCGTCTTCACGCCCGTGGCGGTGAGCGCGCCGGCCGCGTGGTCGTAGACGATACGCGCGCCATCCGGGTATTCGCGCACATCCTCGTTCGCGCTGGTCGACGGCGGCGGGTTCGAAGCGGTGTTCAGGCCCGTGATGACATAGCCGGCTGCGGTGTCGCCCCCCAGGCAGAAGGCAAGCACCTGTTCGCCGATGGTCGGCGGGCTCCAGGTCTTGGTCGTGCCGGCCCGCCGCTCGGTCCATTGCAGCCAGCCGGATTCCCAGGCGCCGTCGCGCACACGCACGGCCGGCGGCGTCGTGGCGAGGTCGGCCGCGAACACCGTTCCGGTTCGGATCAGGTTCGAGAGCAGGCGGAAAAGTTCGGCGGCATCGTGCATACCGCCTATGGTGGCGACGCACCTTCGCGCGCGCACGGAGCGGGCGTTGTGACTGCGCCGCCTACAACTGCTCGCCCGCCAGGTGGCGCAGCAACATGTCCCGTATCAGGTCGATATCGTCGTCGGTGAATCCCAGCAGTTCGCGCGTCGGATACTGCACGTCCTCCATGCCCCGCGCCGGGCGGTCGCGCAGCCCGTACTGGTGTACGCGGGCGATGCGCGCGACACGGCCGAAGAAGCCGACCGAGATATCGCCCGGCGTCGCCTTGGCCTTGAGGTTGCGGTTGTTGCGCAGGCGCACGAACATGGCGCGCTTCTTGATGCGGCCCTTCTTGCCGCGCAGATTCTTGCGCGTACGGCGCGGCTCGAAGGGCGTTCCGTCCGGATTGCGCTGGCCGGCGATGCGGGCGGCCTGGCTGCGGCGCAGGGCAATGGCAATCTTCTGGTTGACCTTGCGCTGCTCGGCCGGAGACAGCCGGGCGAGCAGGGCGCCGGCCCATTTTTCGAGCTGCGTGAATGGGCGCTGCGCCATCAGGGGTTGCCGACCGGAAAGGGCATCGTGGCGATTTGCCGGTCGTGCAGGTACACCGGGCGTCGTTCGCCCTGGTCGGGCAGGGCCGGGTGGACCGGCTCGGGCACGTGCGCGACATTCACGCGCTGCGTGGCGTCGTCATAGGTGACGATCACGCGTTCGGTGAGCGCGACCTTGATCGAGATATCGACGGTCTGGTTGTTGTTCAGATCCACGTCGAATGGGATGGCGTTGTCGCGCAGCTCGGGGTTTTCGAACAGTTCCGGCTGATTGGTCCGTAGCCAGGCCAGCAGCGGCAGGAGGAGCGCATCCTCGGCGCCGGGGTAATCCGTGACGATCAGGTTCAGGGTGTACCGGTACTCATGCGACAGGGCCAGCGTGCCGGAGGCGACGATACGGCCTTCGTCCACGAACATCAGCAGCCGGTCCGGGTCGGCCTTGAGAAAGGAGTTGGAATCGGTCAGGAACGCGCGCAGGCTATTGGGTTTGAGCATTGTTCGCCTTCGTCTGGCAGCGGTAGACGGCGTCGACCTGGGCCGCGCACACGGCCCATGCCGTTTCGGCACGTTCAATGGCCAGGTTTAGATCCCCATTGCTGGTCGGCGCCGTCGCCGGGAGCACGCACGGCGTCACGGCCGGACAAGAATTCAGCATAAGCGTCGGCCCCGGTGAGGGCTGGGTGGGCGCGCATGCCTGCAATGTCATGAGGCAGTAGGCCATCAGCCCAAGCGCGAATTTCCTTGTTTTCACGTTGCAGTGCTCCGATATCGGCCTCGCGCTGACTGAGCGAGGCGCGAAAGCTGTTCTGGGTGGATTGAAGGGCGGCCAAGCCGCGTGCGTTGCTTGCGGTCGCATCGACCACGTTTTTCAGGTCGGCGCGGGCGTGCTCGAGCGAGTCCTTGTAGCTGGCGACTGTCTCGTCCAGGGCCGATACCTGGCCGTGCTGCAACCAGGCCACGCCCGCCAGGATGGCGATAAGCAGGTAGGGCGCCAGGCGCGCAAGCCACGTCGTCATGCCGCCACCTTCGCCGCGTCCGCGTAGCGATCGTAGGCGCGAGCCAGCTTCACGTCGTAGAGGTTGCGGGCGTAGGCCGGGCCGTTGTAGCCACGGGCGAACGCCGCCCACTTCCGGCCGGCCAGGGCTTTGGACAGCGCCGCGTCGGCCTGGACGTAGCGCACAAAGGCGTCGAGCTGGTCGCCCTCCGTGCGCCGCATGCGTGCCACGAAATCGTCGATGCTGGCGTAGCCCAGGCGTTGCCAGTGGTAGCCCATGACCTGGAAGGCGCCCCAGCTCGCCGCCTCCAGGGCGGCCGGCGCGCAGATGGCGGTCGCCATCGCCAGGCGCCGATACTCCGCGGCGCCGCCCGCGTAGCCGCCGGACTCCGTATTGACGATGGCCGGCAGGCGCGCGGCGTGCGGCGCCGGGTCGATGCCGTGCGCGGCCAGGCGGTCGTAGAAGACATGGCGTTCGTAGAGAATGACGGGCCGCCCATCGGGCAGGAACCCGCATCCCCGCGATTCCACTTCGTTGACCGCCTTCACGCTTGCCAGCGGTACGTCCAGCATGTCGGCCGCGCGGGCAAGGTCGGCTTCGGTGAGCAGCCGGCCGGTTTCCAGCCCCGCCAGGGCGGCGGCGGTCTTCGGCCCATAGACGCCATCCACCACAAGCCGGCGGGCGCGCTGTAGGGCGGATACGGCCGCCTCGGTGGCATCGTCATAGACGTGGGTGCGGGCGACCGCGTAGCCGGCGGCGGAAAGCGCCGCCTGCAGATCCGCAACGGCCTGGCCCTGGTCGCCGGGTTTAAGGGTGTCAGGCATCGGCACGCCTCTTCACCAGTTCGGCCAGATTGCCGCGCGCGGACCAGGCCGCGATAAGTTGCACGGCGATGACGACGGCCTCGGCCAGCGATACGGCGCTGCGGCAAACCAGGATATCGACGGCGCGGCACAGCATGGCGGCGATCAGGGCGCTGGCAAGCAGCGACACCATGCGGCGGTGGCGCGCGCCGTTGGGACGGTACCAGACGAATCGCAATGCCGTGGCGATGTAGAGCAGCGCCGCGAGGACGGCGACGGCGCCCAGGTGCGGATACGGGTTCATTGACGGCCCCCCATCAGTTTGACCAGGTAAGCGCGAATGTCGCCCGGATCCAGGTCCGAGGCGACAGCGACCAGTTTCAGTGCGATGGCGACGCTCACCAGGGACACCAGCAGCGCCGGCAGGAACGTCTGCATCGCCCATTGGCGCGCCACGAATTCGCCCGCGCCGCCGTAACCGCATAGGGCAGAGAAGAGGAACGACAGCAGCCGCTTCCACGGGCTCACGTCCTTTTTGGTGCTCGCCACCAGGGCGGCGCCCACGATGGCGCCGAATGCCGCATTGGCATCGATATGCGGCAGGATCGAAGCCAGCGCCACGCCGGACAGGAGCGTGGCGCTGGCGGCGGTGACGGTCGAGGGTTCGGCCATGGTTCAGTCCCAGAGTTTGGTTGTGGGTTGCGGGGCGGGGGCGGTGGCGACCTGCGGCAGCTCCACCAGCAGCCCATGCGGCAGGACCGGCCCAAGGTCGGCCAGGCCGGGATTCAATTCGAGCGTTTGCTCCACGACATCGCGGGTCTGGTGCAGGTTGCGCCAGCAAAGCGCGTCCACGGTGTCATGTTGCTGGGTGCGGACCTTCATCAGATCAGCTCCACGGTTGTGCGCGGCCGACCGAGAAGCGCGGTGATAGCCCAGGCCGCGTTGCGGCGCTGTTCGTCGGGCGTGGTATCCAGCCATTCAGCCCTTTTCTGGCCGGTCGCGGCCAGGTCGAAATCGGACATGCGTTCGACCAGGTCAGCCTTCGCGTAGCAGTACACAGCACGCAGGTAGCATTGGCTCGCCACACTGTTGCCGTCCACTTTGTCGCCCGGCACGTCGGCCAGGGTGGCGTATCCCTCGCCCTGGCGCGCCGCCTTCCAGTCCCGTACATCGCGCGCCGTTTCGATGACGGCGGCGATCAGCGCGTGCCGCAGGCGCGGCCCCGTGACGGTACCGTCCAGGCGCATGGCTTCGCGGGCGGCCACCAGCGACAGGTCCGGCCAGAAGCCGTCGTTGGCGATGGTGTCATCGGCCGGTGCGTCGGATACGGGGGCGGAGGCGATAAAGCTCATGGTCTGTCTCGTAACCGGCGGTGGGCGGGCGTCGGGCGATTCCGAGGAATGCCGTCAGCCCGCGCCGCCGTGCGCTTGGGGGAGCACTCTGTGTCAGCCGGCGGCGCTCGCCTCGGCTTTCTTGATGGTTCGGGAAAGCTGCTCGATGGCCTTTTTCGCGCCCACGTCCTTGTGCAGCGCCACGGCGCGATTCAGTTGCGCCAGGCCGGCGCGCGCCATGTCGAGCTGCGGGCCGGTCGGGGTGTCGCCCGCTAGGGCGGCCAGCGTTTCGCCCATGGCGCGGTGCAGCTTCGCCCGTGCCTGGTCCGGCGCATCTTTGCCTTCGGTGAGTACCGCGACCATTTGCAGGGCGCCCATGGTGTCGGAGTTGACGGGTACCTTTCCCGCCAAGACGGCGCCAGGCACTTCATCGAGCAGCAGCGCGGGCACCTTCCGGTTGTAGCGTTCCGGCAGGGCTAGGTCGTGCTTGAGGACGTAGCCGGCAATGGTCAGGCCGCGCGCGAAATCGCCTACGTCCAGGTGCCACACCATGACCGTGGCGATGACTTCGTCCTGGCCGCCCTTGTCGGCCGACAGGACGCCGTCCACATAGTCGCGGTAGGCCGGCAGCATGTCGGCCTTGGCGGCGATCTTGCGTTCGACCGATTCGATGGCTTTCAGGCGGCGCAGGTCATTGACCAGGTTCGCCATCATCAGGGCCTGGACGCCGCCTGCCGGATTCGGCGCACCGGGATCGGATTTGCCCGACTCGCGCGCGGCCAGGACGCGCGTGCGGTGACGTTGAGCGAGGCTTGCCATGGTTACGCGCCGCCTCCCGCGTCTTCGTCAGTCACGAGCTCGACGTTTTCGAGCAGTGCCGCGCAGCCGTAATCCTCCATCACGTAGTCGTCATTGGACGATTCGTAAAATTCCACGCGGTTACGCTCGGGCTTCTCCTTCACATAGCGGCGGCGCGCACCTTCCTGGATGTAGATCGAGAGGTTGTCCAGGCGCGTGATGAGCACACGCCCCTCCGGCATGAAGGGCACCGTCACGGCGGGCAGGCCGCCGATGCGCTTCTGGCTGACGATGATGTCCGCTGCCAGCTTTTCGGTGGCGGCGTCGCCGCTCTGGTTGATGAGCGGGAAATACTTGTCGTGCATGAGGCCACGGCCGACGATGGCGACAAGCTGCGTATCGTCCTGATACCAAGGTTCGAGCAGCATGCGCAGGTCGTAGACCGCCGCGTCGATGTCGCGATAGTCGCCGCCTTTGCCGATCTTGACCGTGCCGCCGCCTGCGCCCGCGTTCAGGACGCGTTCGGCCGCGCGCTCGCGCAGCTTCTGCAGCCAGCCCTTATTCACGTCCTGCAGCAGCGGGTTGGTGCCGATATCGGTGTCGGCGGCCACCGACACGCCGTTGAAACCGATCATGATGCGATCCAGGGCCTGGCGCTGGATGATGTTGTTGCGCACGCGAATCTGGAAATCCGGGAACCGCGCCCATTGGTCAAGCTGCGCGTACTTGATATGCGTGTCGAAATTAGTTTGCACGCATTCGTAGCCGTTGGAATCCATGGCGGTCAGATCGCGCGTCTGTCGATCCTTCGCGTCCGTGTTCGTGCGGCTCGCAGCCGGACCCGATACACCAAGGCCGATTTTCTCGCCCTTCTGGTCCTGGACCAGGGGCATGTTGATCCGCTGCAGGAAGCTGGAACTTTCCTGGATCTTCGTTTCCATCGTCTGTTGGACGGACGGTTCGACGCTAAAAGACTGCGTGGCGTTCTCGACGCCGTTCAACGCCGCGACCTGCGACAGGTAGGCGTTGTAGAGTTTGCGGGTAGTGTTGCGCATGTTGGCTCCGTGCTAAGGGTGTCGGGTCGCTGTCTGTGAGTGAAGGCGCTGGAATCAGCAGTCGGTACGCACCACGCCGTCGCCGCCCTTAGCGGGTGCGCGCGTGCCGGGGGTGCGGTCGGTGAGGTCGAGCTTGTCGGTCAGGGCCTGGAATTGCTCGGCGGTGACAAAGCCCGCTCCCATGCTGTCGACCTTGGCCGCGAGCGCTTCGACCGAATCGGCGGTGTCCTTCTGCGTCTGCGCATAGGCCTGCGCGAAGGCGGTAAAGGCCTGGGCCAGTTCGGAGAATTTCTCCGGCTGTGCTTTCGCCGTCATCGCCTTGAACATTTCCGTGATCTTGGTGAGCAGGCCGGCGTCGTGGTCCGATTGGTCTCCGGAAAAATCGAACTCAACCGGAATGGCCGACGTGAACAGCGTGTTCGGGTTTTGTTTGCGGCTCTTGAAGGGATGCACTTCCTCGGGGTGTTGCGCGCAGAACGCCAGCGCATCGGTGCCCAGGCTGGCCGGAGTGTCGGTGACGCCGAGCCCGAGGAGATAGGCCTTACCGGTTTCGGCGAAATTGGGATCGACCTCGATGGAGGTGTAAATCTTCTGGCGATCCTTGTTCATGGCGATGAGTGCCGGCGTCGGATCGATCTGCGCCTGCAATATCAGTTTGCCGTCGTCGCCTTCCTGGGTGCGCACGGCCGTCACGTCGCCGTAGGCCTTGAACGGGCTGTCGGGCAGCGTGCCACGCAGGTGTTCTAGCCACACGCGCGCGCCGTACGTCTGACGGTTGAATGTTTCGGCGATTTGCTCCAGCCAGGCACGCAGAATCTTGCGGCCGTCCGTGGTTTGGCCTTCCTTGGCGACGGTGAACCATTTCATGATGTTTTGCCTGTAGGTGGTGGATGGTCGGGTGTTCGGTAAGGGTGCGGTCATGGTGGACCGGGCAAACCTCGCGCTCAATCGCTTGAGGTTGTTCCTGGGCCAGTGACAAGGCGGCGCCACGCGCGCGCGCGGAAATGTCGGGCACGCTGGCGGCTATGTTGGAAATGGCCCCCGATATCGATCCGCGACGCGCCGCGCGCAACCTGTACTGGATGGGTTGGCGCGTGTCATCCATCGCCCGTCACCTGGGCGAGAAGCGCACGACCGTGCATAGCTGGAAGACCCGCGACAAGTGGGACGCGGCGTCCCCCGTTGAGAAGGTCGAGAACGCGCTCGAAACCCGCCTGGCGGTATTGATCGCCAAGACGGAAAAGGACGGACGCGATTTCAAGGAAATCGATCTCTTGGGTCGGCAGCTCGAACGCACGGCGCGGGTACGCCGATTCGATAGCGGCGGTACCGAGGCAGAGCTGAACCCTAATCTGGAGCGGCGCAACGCCGCGCCCAAGCGCCGGCCGGAGCGCAACGCGATCAGCGACGCCCAGGCGGCGCAACTCCTCGCGGCGTTCAACGATTCGCTATTCGGCTATCAGAAGGCCTGGTACCGCGCGGGCGATCAGCGTACGCGCATGATTCTGAAATCTCGGCAGATCGGGGCGACCTGGTACTTCGCGCGGGAGGCGTTCGTCGACGCCATGACGACGGGCCGAAACCAGATATTCTTATCGGCCTCCAAGGCGCAGGCGCACGTCTTCAAGCAGTACATCATCCAGTTTTGTCGCGATGCGGCCGATGTGGACCTGAAGGGCGATCCCATCGTCCTGCCCAACGGCGCGCACCTGTACTTCCTGGGTACGAATGCGCGCACGGCACAGAGCTACCACGGCAATTTCTATTTCGACGAGTTCTTCTGGGTGCCGAAGTTCGGTGAGCTGAACAAGGTCGCCAGCGGCATGGCGCTGCATAAGCAGTGGCGCAAGACGTACTTCTCCACGCCATCGAGCATTTCCCACGAGGCGTACCCGCTTTGGTCCGGCGACCAGTTCAACAAACGCCGCGGTAAGCGCGAGCAAGCGAACATCGACGTGTCGCACGCCATGTTGAAGGGCGGTCTGCTGTGCGCGGACAAGGTATGGCGGCAGATTGTCACCATCCTGGACGCGGAGGCGGGCGGGTGCAACCTGTTCGATATCGATGAGCTGCGCAACTACGAATACAGCCCGGACCAATTCGAAAACCTGCTTATGTGCAAGTTCATTGACGATACCGCGTCTGTGTTCCCGTTGGCGATGCTGCAGCCCTGCATGGTCGACGCCATGGTGGATTGGGTGGACGTGCAGTATTTTGCGCTGCGCCGCTACGGCTACTACCCCGTCGCCATCGGCTATGACCCGTCGCTGTCGGGCGATTCGGCCGGCTGCGTGATCCTCGCGCTGCCGCGCACGCCCGGCGGCAAGTTCCGGGTGCTGGAACGGCACCAATGGCGCGGGATGGACTTCGCCAAGCAGGCCGAGCGCATCAAGGAGTTGACCCAGCAATACAACGTCATCGACATCGCCATCGACGCGACCGGCATGGGGCAGGGCGTTTACCAGATTGTGAAGCAGTTTTTCCCGGCCGCGCGGCAAATCACGTATTCGCCGGAGGTCAAGACGCGCCTGGTGCTCAAGGCGGGCGACGTGATGCGCAATCGCCGCCTGGAATGGGACGCGGGCTGGACCGACCTGGCGCAATCGTTTATGGCGATACGCAAGACGCTCACGGCGAGCGGACGCCAAGTGACGTACGACGCTGGCCGCGCGCAGGACACCGGGCATGCGGACCTGGCATGGGCCTGCATGCACGCATTGGACTATGAACCCTTGGAAGGCGCCACGGCGGAAAGCCGTAGCCTTGTGGAGATATACGAATGACCCATCTCGTTGACGTGCGCGGCGCGCCGCTCACCCAGGCCTCGGCGCCGGCCGGCGCGAGCAACGCTGCGGGCGTCGAGGCTTTCAGCTTCGGCGATCCGATTCCGGTCCTGGACCGGCGCGACATCCTCGATTACATCGAGTGTCTGGATAACGGCCGATGGTACGAGCCGCCGATCAGCTTCCACGGCCTGGCGAGGTCGTTTCGGGCGAGCACGCACCATAGCTCCGCGATCTATTTCAAGGCCAACGTGCTTGCGTCCACGCTGATTCCGCATCCGCTGGTGACGCCCATGCTGGTCAAGGAATTGGCGGTGAACTTTCAGACATTTGGCAACGCCTACGTCGAGCGGCGCACCAGCATGACGGGCCGTGTGCTGTCGCTACGTCACGCGCCGGCGAAATATACTCGGGTGGGAAAGGAGGATGACCAGTTTTATTTCGCGCCGGGCGTTGCCGATGAACACCAGTTTGAAACCGGCTCCGTGTTCCACTTGAAAGAGCCAGATATCAACCAGGAAGTGTATGGCCTGCCGGAATACTTGAGCACACTACAATCGGCCTGGTTGAATGAATCCGCGACGCTCTTTCGGCGCCGTTACTACAACAACGGAAGCCATGCGGGATTCATCCTCTACATGTCGGACGCGGCCAGCAGCACCGAGGATATCGACAAAGTGCGTGAGGCGATGCGCGCGGCCAAGGGGCCGGGGAATTTTCGCAATTTGTTCCTCTACGCGCCGGCCGGCAAGAAGGACGGCGTGCAGGTCATTCCGATCAGCGAGGTTGCTGCGCGTGATGACTTTTTCAACATCAAGAACGTGACGCGCGACGACATCCTGGCCGCGCATCGCGTGCCGCCGCAGCTCATGGGCATCGTGCCGGGCAATACAGGCGGCTTCGGCGCCGTGCTGCCGGCCGCGCATGTGTTCGCACGCAATGAGATCGAGCCGCTGCAGGGCGTGTTTAAGACGATCAATGCGTGGCTCGGCTCGGAAATGTTCCGTTTCAAGGCATATACCGTTGAGATCGACGGTTAGATTATCAGTCGATCCTTCCGCGAAGAATACACATGGCGGTGCGATTGCCAAACTACGCATTGGTTGTATCGCCTCAGAAGCTCTTTATCATCGACGAGGTGTGTGAGATATACCGTTGGTGTACGTAATCGCTTGAAGTCTGCAATCACGTGCTGGGGCGTGTTCGGCGGGATAAACGAATCGATATCTGCGAACCCGTAGCGTACGAATGCGTTGGCACATAGGTTGAAGTCGAAGATAGTGACATCGTTTCTATCGCCGGGCGTGGTGAACGAGCGATCGGATAGTAAGCAAGATTCGGTGGTGTATGTACAGAGCAAGACTTGGACTTGGCTGGCTTCTGACAAAAACAATGAGTTCACCGTGCCATCTAGGATACTTGCATCGCCGTCGCCGTATTCCATGAAAAGCATGAAGAGCACCTTCAGCCAATTCACATAGTCGTTATCCGAAATTCCGATCTGTCTGCATATCCTCTCTTGATGCGGCCGTCGGCCGTTCAAAATTCGATAGAAGGCCTGCTTTAGTTTAGGCTCAGTCGGTTCGTACGCGGCGAGCACGCCGAACGTGTTCAGCATTTTGACGACGGAGAAGGGGTTGCGCGCAAAATTCAGGAGCTTTTTAGCAAACAGCTCAACCAGTTCCGTTCCGACAGCCGTGTTCCCAGCGGAGACTTTCGCCAGCACCGCACGTGTTTGAACTTCAACGGTCCGCTCATAACGCTGGAATAGGTGTTCAAAGTTCCATTGGAGGTTGTTGCCCAGCGGTGTGTCGAATGTAAATAGATTATCAAGGGCTAGATTCCGCACTATGGACACGCCACGCGCATGCTGCAGGCGTAGAGCATGTGCTTCTCGGTCAATTATTTCAAACGAATATATCCGCTGATTTTTGGCCGCAGCATGTGGGTTTGCGGCGTTTAGCCGCTGTTCAACCCTTGGCAAGAAGTGGTGGTTGCAAGCAAAGTTCGGAAGAATTTGCAACGCCGGAAGTCCGCTGTGCATTGCCGCGAGAGGCATTAGTTAGTGGGGGAAGGCACGTCGGCCGTTGCCACCATGCCGCGTCCCACCGGCGGTAATGATAGTCGCTGTAAGCAGGGACGCCACCAGGACTTGAATTGAAAACGCACTATACGTCGGGCCGCGCCCTTCGTAGCATTTCCGCATATTGATGAAGACCCCTTTTCTCGAGCTCGGTCACGAATACCGGCCATGGAGGAATGTTTGAATAGTAGGGGGTTGGTCCAGTGGATAGTCCTCCACCGGGTCCGGTGGAAAGCCCTCCACCCGGTCCAGTGGACAATCCGCCACCAGGTCCAGTAGATAACCCACCACCCGGGCCTGTCGACATTCCGCCGCCTGGTCCCGTCGAAAGGCCGCCTCCGGGGCCAGTGGATAGCCCACCACCAGGCCCCGTAGACAAGCCACCTTGCGGGCCGGTCGATGCCCCGCCACCAGGCCCAGTGGACAGACCGCCTCCAGGCCCCGTTGATTGACCGCCAC